CTGAGCAACACGCAGTACACCGGCTTTTCGGACAAGGCGTGGTATCTGCTGGCCGACCCGACGGATCTTCCGGTCATCGAAGTCGCGTTCCTGAACGGTCAGGAGTCGCCCACGATCGAAACCGCCGAGGCCGACTTCCATGTGCTCGGTGTGCAGATGCGCGGCTACCACGATTTCGGCGTCGCGCTTCAGGAACCGCGCGGCGGCGTGAAGAGCAAGGGCGAGGCGTAAGCCCCACAATGAAGGAGTAATCCGACATGGCAACGTTCGTTCAAGAAGGTGACAGCATCGAATACACGCCCGGCGTCGACCTGGCTGCCGGTGACGTGGTGGCGCAAGGCATCCTGATCGGTGTCGCGATGAGGCCCATTCCGGCCAACACGCTTGGCGCGCTGAGAGTTCGAGGCATTTTTGATTTGCCGAAAGAAGCCGGCGTACCCTTCATCGAAGATTTTGGAGAGCGCGTTTATTGGGACCCCCTTGCCGGAGTAGCGACGGCGACTCCTACTGCGCCCAATCAACCGCTCGGTTCGACGGTTCGCCCGGCTGCGGCTGCGGATCCGACCGTACGGGTTCTCGTGACTCCCAGTCTCGGCGCTTGATTGATGGTCGACCTGCTCGAACAGGGCGTTTCGTGGCTCGACGGGATGCGGCAGACGCACCTGTCCCGCACCGTGACCTATCAGCGCGGCGTCGATTCAGTCGACCTCGCCGCCACGCTGGGGTCCACGACCTACGAGGTCGCCGATGAAGCAGGCGTGATTGTGCAGGCCAAGGCCACGGATTTCATCGCGTCAGCCGAGGCTCTGGTGCTCAGCGGCGCGGTGACCAGACCACAGGTAGGCGACCGGATTCGCGTGCCGAGCGGAACCAAGGTGCTGGTCTTCGAGGTGCTCGACCTGGGCGGGACGGGCCATTACCGGCCAAGCGATCCGCACGGGCGGATGCTGAGGATTCACGCGAAGCAGGTGGACGAGGAGACACCGTGAGCTGCGGGAATGACCAATGTGAATGCTCGTGCCAGCGCGAGTTCGCGGCGACCCACGCCAAGCTCGATCGGCTCGACGAGGCGATTCGCGGCAACGGCAGAGTGGGTATCCAGCTTCGGCTGCACCGTCTGGAATCCGCCGAGGCCGTGCGCTCGAAGCTGTTGTGGATCATCGCCGGTTCGGTGTTGTCGCTAGCCGTCGCGGCGGTCTGGAAGCTGGTGATCGGAGGCTGAGGTGGCGCGGCGCTGGCTCAACTCGATGGACGTGGAGGTCGGAGCGAACGGCGCGCCGCTGTTCGACGTGGCGGGATGCTCCTCGTTCGCAGGCGGTACGAAGACCGTGCCGTCAGCGGCTACGCCGCAGGCACTGGTCGCGGCGTCGACGCCGTGCCGGTTCGTGTGGATCGGCGCTCGCGTGGACAACAACGGCAACCCGCAGAACACCGCCCCGTGCTTCATCGGCGATTCCGCGGGCCAGAACATCCCGATCCTGCCCAGCAACTACGAGGGCGTGGTCATCCGCATTGACGACGCGGTCAAGGTGTTTGTGCGTGTGGTCGTGAACAACCAGGGCGTGGTGTACCGCATCTTCGCGTAGGAGCGATCGTGGCCGTCTTTACGAGCATTCAAGCCGGCAATTGGCACACCGCCACGACGTGGGATCAGGGCGCGATTCCCAATCTCAGCGTGGACGATGTCGTAGTTGCTGCCGGCCACACGGTCACGTTCGCGGCGGGTCAGTATGCCTCGCTCGCGCCGGGTCGCCTCATCGCGGTGCTTGCAGGGGGCACGCTCAGAATTCAGGGGGCCCTCGACGCCTACAACAGTCTCGTCATCGTGCTCGGCACGCTGATCGTCGAGGGCAGTGACTACCTCTATGTATGGAGTGGAGGCCAGTTGAGCATCGAGTCTGGGGCGACCTTGACGATCACTGGCAACTTGTACGTCGCATCGACGGGGATAGCGACCATCTACGGACAGATGACCGTCGAGGCAGGTGGTTACACCGACTTCTTCGACTACGCCACGCTCACACTCGAGGTCGGCGGCACGGTCCAGAGCTACAGCACCTTCTTCATCGAATGGAGCAGCCAGGCCACGATCCGCGACGATCTCAGCGTCGAGAACGGCGGTTACCTGTACCTCTATGACAACTACTCGGTGCTCACCATCGAAAGTGGCGGCGCGGTTTTCGTCTACGGGACGCTGATAACGTCGTGGAGCGCCCGCGTCGAGGTCTTTGGCTATCTCGGCGTCGCCAGCACCGGTTTGCTGTCCGTTCTCAGCACTGCGATTGTCAACGTATACAAAGACATTCGCATCGGCGGCCGCATGACCGGCGGCGGCAAGATCGTGATGCTGCGCCGCGAGGGTCGCATCCTGGACTTCAACGAAAACCCTGTGTTCGTGCTGGACCGCGCCTACGGCTACAGCAAGGCGCTCGTTGCGTGAGGTGAAACATGCCCCCTTTGAATCCCGACGTCCCACAGCACGTGCAAGACCGGCTGAACCGCACGCCGGCGCAGCGGAAGGCTGACCTTGACGCGCTACGCCAGCAACGACTGGACGCGATGACGCCCGAAGAGCGGCAGGCCGCACAGGCGCACATCGATCGTGTCAACGCTGTGCCCGACGAAAATCGACCCGCCTTCGTGCAGGCTGCGCGCCTCGCGGTGACCGCCAAGACGATCAAGGCGCGGGTCGACGGCGGCATAGACCTCCGAGATGTGCTCGATTTGCTCGACACCGACGAGTTAGCGGCAGTTGATTGGCTTGTGGCCGCGGTCACTGCGGCGAGGGGCGGTTGATGGCCCAGATCACAGACATCGCCGACGCGATCGTCGCGGCCCTGAACGCCCAGACCTTCAGTCAGCCGGTCACGGCAGTACGCGCCTATCGAGCCGCCTTTGACTTGCAGGAGATGAAGGACCTGCACGTGACGGTCGTGCCGAAGGGCCTGGAACTGATCACCGCCGGACGCGGCGTGGCGCAGAGCGACGTGCAGATCGACATCGGCGTGCAGAAGAAACTGGCCACTGGCGACGACGCGGAGATCGACGAGTTGATGGGGTTGGTGCAGGAGATCGCGGAATTCGTGCGAACGACCCGGCAGTTCGGCGATGCGGTCTGGGTCAAGACCGAGAACACGCCCATCTATTCGCAGGAGCACTTGGGCGAGCTGCGGCAGTTCACCAGCGTGCTGACGCTGACCCTACGGGTGATGACTTCATGATCCGCATGGTGACCAAGCAGATGTTCTTCGACCGAAAGGCCGTGACCAGCCGGGTCGACCGCGCGACGCGGAAGGTGCTCTCGCGGTTCGGTGCGTTCGTGCGGACCGGTGCTCGGCACAGCATCCGCAAACGCAAGGCGATCAGCGAGCCGGGAGAGCCGCCGAGCTCGCACACTGGGCTCTTGAGGAAGTTCATCTTCTTCGGCTACGACCGCGACCGCCGCAGCGTCGTCATCGGCCCGCAGCGTTTGAATCAAAAAGTCGGCGACGCGCCGCACGCCCTCGAATACGGCGGCACCTCCACTGTGGTCGAGGGACTGCGGAGCAGGCGGAAAAAACGCCGCATCAAGATTGCAGCTAGGCCCTTCATGGGACCGGCGTTCGAGCGCGAGAAGCCGAAGCTGCCGGCCATGTGGGAGAGCAGCATCAAGGCATAGGAGGACAAGACGTGGCTACGTTTATTCTGGGCATGAATGCCAAGATTTATCAGGGCGCCGCGGGGTCGGCGCTCGCGGCCCTGGCCGAGATGGGCAACGTCCGCGACGTGACGCTGACCCTCGAGGCGGGCGAAGCGGACATTACCACGCGGGCCAACTCTGGCTGGCGAGCGACTGCGCCGACGCTGCGCGAGTGCACCGCCGAGTTCGAGATGGTCTGGAAGCCCGGCGACGCAGGGTTCGACGCAGTCAAGAACGCCTTCCTGACCAGTGCGACGCTCGAGCTCGCCATCCTCGACCAGGACAAGGCGACGACCGGGGCGCAAGGGCCGAAGGGATCGTTCTCGATCACCTCGTTCTCGCGCAACGAGGCGCTGGAGGAGGCTATCACCGTGTCGGTGACGGCCAAGCTCGCAGAGTTCGACGAATGGGTAGTCGTGTAAAGCAACGCCACAAGCGGAGTGAGCAGCATGAAGACGTTTACCGATACGGCCGGGCGCACCTGGACGATCGCGCTGACCATCGACGCGGCCAAGCGGGTCAAGGGACTGCTGGACGTGAACCTGCTGGAACTGGAATCCGGCGATCCACCGCTGCTGACGCGGCTCGGCACCGACGTGATCCTGCTGTGTGACGTGATCTTCGCTCTGGTCAAGCCGCAGGCCGACGCCAATGGCGTCACCGACGAACAATTCGGCGCGGCGCTGGGCGGCGAAGCCATCCTGGCCGCGCAGACGGCGCTGTACGAGGAACTCGTCCATTTTTTCCGGGGCCTGGGCCGAAGCGACCTGGCCAAAGCCGTCGAGGCCCAGCGGCGGATGATCGACCTGGCGGTCGCGAGGATCGAGACGCGGATCGACAAGCTGGACCTCGAGGCCGCGATCGAGACGACCCTTGGCGAGTCGTTTACGAACTCGCCGGCGTCTGCGGCGTCGACCCCGGACCGCTGACGCTGCGCGAACTGCTGTGGATGGCCGAGGGCCGCGGGCGGGAAGGCTGGGCGCACACGTCGGCCATTCTCGCATTGATCGCCAACGTCAACCGCGACCCGAAGAAAACGCGGCCCTTCAAACCCAGCGACTTCGACCCGTACTCGGCGAAGGACAGGCGCGAGGATGCGATTGAAGTTAGCGACATGGCCGTCCTTCGGGACGCTTTCAAACCTGGAAGGTGAGGATTGACGCATGCCTCAGGCGGGAGCCATTCGAGCCGGTCGCGCGTTCGTCGAGTTGTTCGCCGACGACAGCAAGCTCGTGCGCGGGCTGAAGCGCGCCCAGGCCAAGCTGAAGGCTTTCGGCGAGGGCGTCCGCAACCTTGGCCTCAAACTCGCCGGCCTCGGCTCGGCCATCGTCGCGCCGCTGATCGCCTCGACGAAGGTGTTTGCCAAGATGGGCGACGACCTTGCCAAGATGTCGGCGCGGACAGGCTTCTCTGTCGAGACGCTTTCGGAACTGGGCTTCGCCGCCGAACTGTCGGGCACGAGCATCGAGGTGCTGGAGAACGGCATCCGCAAGATGCAGCGGACCATCGTAGACGCCGCGACCGGAATGCAGAGCGCCCAGGACGCACTGGCGCTGCTCGGACTGACCGTCGCCGACCTCGACAAACTCTCGCCCGAAGAGCAGTTCAAGCTCATCGCCGACCGCCTGGCCGCCATCGAGGACCCCACCATCAAGGCCGCCGCCGCGATGCAACTGTTCGGGCGAAGCGGGACGCAGCTTCTGCCCATGCTGGCCGGCGGTGCGGCGGGGATCGAGGAACTCCAGGAACAGGCCCGCAAGCTCGGCCTGACCATCTCCACCGAGGACGCCAAGGCCACCGAGCGTTTCACCGACACGCTCTCCATCATGTGGAGGGTACTCAAGCAGAACGTCTTCGTGGTCGGCTCGGCGCTGGTTCCGGCGCTCACCAGGGCGGCCAAGTGGCTGACAAAGATCGCAACCATCGCAGCCGACTGGATCAAGCGGAACAAGGAACTGATCGTCACCATCTTCAAGGTGGCCGTCGCCGTCGTCGCGGCGGGCGCGGCGCTGGTGGTGCTGGGCGTTGCGATCACCGGCGTGGCCAAGGCGATGGGCGTGCTGGCTGCCGTGATCACCGGCGTGGGGGTGGCGCTGAAGCTGCTCGGCGCGGTTCTTGCCTTCCTCGTCTCACCCATTGGCTTGGTCATCACCGCTGTCGTGGGGCTGGGTGTCGTGATTCTTCACGTCACCGGCGCGGGGGCGAAGGCGCTGGGCTGGCTGGGCGAGAAGTTCAACATCCTCAAAGACGATGCGATCTCTTCGTATCAGGGCATCGCCGACGCCCTGGCCGCGGGGGACATCGCGCTGGCGGCGAAGATTCTGTGGCTGACGCTGAAGATGGAGTGGACGCGGGGGATCAACTTCCTCGAAAAGGCCTGGCTCAATTTCCGCAACTTCTTCATCCAGATCGGTGTCGACGCCTGGCACGGCCTGCTCGCCGCCGTCGAGGTGGTCTGGCACGCCCTCGAGGTCGGCTGGATCGAGACCACGGCGTTCCTGTCAAAAACCTGGACGCAGTTCACCAGTTGGGTGCAGCAGGCCTGGCAGTGGACGGGCAGGCAACTGGCCAAGGCGTGGAACTTCCTTCGCAAGCAGTTCGACTCCAGCTTCGACGCCGACGCCGCCAATCGTGCGGCCGAGGAGTTCTACCAGTCGCGGAAGGCCCAGATCGAGGCACAGACCGGCCAGGCTCTCGCCGACCGCGAGGCCCAGCGGCAACGCGACCGCGAGAAGTCCGCCCGCGAGCACGAGGACGCGATGGCCGAGATCGGCCGCCAAAACCTCGAAAAGCATCGGGAACTCGACGAGGAGTATCAGCGACGCATCGCCGAGAACGAGGCTGACCTCGCACGGGCGCGCAAGGAATGGCAGGACGCATTGGCCGAAGCGCGGCGGAAACGCGCCGCCAAGGAAGCGGCCGACGGAGCGGAGGCAGTCGAGGGCCCCGAAGACCTGCTCGGCAAGATTCGCACCAGCCTTTCCGGCCTGGGCGACCTGCTCGAGACAGCGAGGGAACGAACCATCAACGTCATCGGCACGTTCAACGCCTCGGCACTCCTGGGCCTTCAGGCCGGCTCGGCCGACGACCGCATCGCGAGCGCCACGGAGCGCACCGCCAAGGGCATCGACGGTCTGCGTCTGGACGTACGGAACAACCGCGCGGCGTTTTCGTGAGATGATCCATGCCGGTAACGCTCACCGAGAAGCTCGACAG